TAAAGTGTTGATTTAGAAGGGATTAGGCGTAACTAGGTCAAGCAAGCCAGAGGTTGTATTAGGTTCTGAAGAGCAAAAGAACCCCAGTAAAGACCTTTTAAAAAAAGAATCTAAACTTGGTTCCTTTTACCCTTAGTCGCATTTAGGACTTTGAGCAATCTACCATTAACGCTTTAAGTAGATTCGACTGCCTTGCACTAGCGTGTGCTCCACCTCCTGTTCAGTCTTTAGAACTCAGGTGCGCCATGAGGTTTCTTTTTGCGCTTTAAGTCTTGAGCGGTGAGGGAGGCTTTCGCCGGACATATCCTTCAAGACCGAGATCAAATGATCGGACTCAAGTATACATTACCGATTCGTCATGTTGTAGTGAGAAACGTCACTTTATTAACTTTTTTTCACATTTATTTTACAGCAACCATTCCAGCCCCTATACTTGCGTTGTCGGCTCCTCCCTCTCTCAGGCCGACCGCCTCCCTTTAGCGTTTCGCTTCTGGGGGGCAACTAAAAATCACGGCGAACTGCTCGCATACGCTCGCATATAGAATGGTCAAAAACTTATGGGTACACTAAAAGCCATACTTGATAGACATAACCTTGAAGGCGTTAATAAGCCTAAGAGAACTCCTGGTCATAAAACAAAGAGCCACGTTGTGCTTGCGAAAGAAGGCGATAAAACAAAACTTATCCGTTTTGGCCAGCAGGGCGCTAGTACAGCGGGAAAGGCTAAATCTGGCGAATCAGCCAAAATGAAGGCAAAGCGTAAGTCATTTAAAGCGCGTCATAAAAAGAATATCGACAAAGGCAAGATGTCTGCGGCTTACTGGGCCGACAAGGTTAAGTGGTAATGCTACAAGCCCTAATTGGCCCTATATCATCGTTATTAGAGAAGGCTATCCCCGACTCTGACTTGCGTAGAAAGCTTACGCACGAAATCGCTACGATGGCGGAAAAGAACGCGCACGAACAAATTAAAGCGCAACTCGAAATTAACAAAGCTGAGGCTAAACACAACAGCCTCTTTGTTAGCGGATGGCGACCTGCTGTCGGCTGGACTTGCTGTCTAGGTATGGCGGCTAACTTCTTACTCATCCCAATGACTAACTTTGCGTTAGCGTTGGCCTCATCTGATATATCAATCCCGCTTATCGAGCTAGAAACAATGTTGCCAGTCTTACTAGGAATGCTAGGACTTGGTGGTATGCGTAGCTTCGAGAAGTCTAAGGGCGTAGAAAGGAACTAAAATGGACTTGCAATTTAACCCTGAAATCTCAATGGCAAACATACTAACTGTTGGTGTAACATTCGCAGTAGCTTTAATGGCTTGGTCTAGCGTAAGCGGACAAGTAGAATCAAACAAGTCATCCATTGAAGAGGCTAAAGTTGTAAGCCAAGAAATGAACGATACAATCCATGCTCTAAGCATTGATGTTGCCTTATTAAAGCAGGACGCTGAGAATGCAGCTCAATCAAGAGAAGAAATAAAGGCTAATCAGGCCGAAATACTTAAAATTTTAAGGAAAATATAATGTCAACAGAATATATTGCATCAGGTACAACGGCAGTCACAGGAGCCGAGTTTCCTCTAACTGCTGGATCATCTCGCCTGTTTTACTGCCAACCAGCTTTAGGTTCAAACGAATCTCTACTTCTTGAGATCAAAAACACTGACGGTTCATTTACTACTGTAGGCACTTTAGCTAATGCCGGCGATCAAACTGGCACAGTAACTGCTACTGGTGCAGGTTCAAGCACGTTTAGAGTTAGTCGATCAGTAGTAAGCCCTGCGAAAACAGTATACTTTGATTAAGGGGTAGTTATGACACAACCAACAATTATAACAGCCCAAACAAAAGGTTACTCATCAACAGGCGGCTCTACAGCCACAAAAACCTATGCGGATGTTGTTGTACCAGCAGAGGCTAACACGCTTATAGTTCTTCTTGCTTCTTCTGCTTTTGAGACATCAAGAACCTGGACTGATTTAACTTATGGTAGCGCATTAGCAGTAAGAACACATTTAGTAGATGTGTCAGCGATTGGTAACAGCCCCTCGACTGTAGTAGCTATATTTGATGTATCGGAAGCTGGAGCTTTGACGGAAGATGTCGTAGGAACATTAAGCTCAAGTAGCAGCTTAAGCACAGTTTGTGGTGTTATTTGTTCTACTGGCTTTGTTGAGAGTTATTCTACAAGTGTAGAAAGATCTACTACGACTAATCAGCATAGGATATTTAGCCCTAACTACGAAAACAATATTGCTGTAACGCTTTCTTCCCTCGATGAAGATCTGCCTAGCTTATCCATTACTAATGGAACTGAGCTTTTTAAGTATCAGGATGCTGGCAGCAATCTTAACGTAGGTACTTTTGCAATATCTCAAAGTGCAAATAACTCTCAAGGCGGCAAGCTAACTTCTTACACTTTAGCATCACCAGAAGAAAGTGCGACTATAAATATTCTTTTATCTACGCAAAGAAATCCTTTTTCTACAAGCTTTGGGCCTGTAATTAGACCAATCATATCGCATGACGTAATATCTTAATGATTAAACGACAAAAGAAAAGAAAGCTAACCAAGCAGCAGGAAAAGTTTGTTGATCTAATGGCTCGTGGCTATCACGAAGGCCGAGATCCTACAAAGATGACTGTGATGGATGCGTTCCGTCTAGCGGGTTATGCGCCTGATAACGGTAACGCTTACCGCTTGTACAAAGATCTAAAAGAGTTAATCAAAGAGAAAAGAGATGACCTGGTTGAAGAAAATCAGGTTGCTTCTCTTGCGACTAAGATTATAGAAGATATTATGGTTGATCCAGATAATCGACCAGAGATCCGCTTAAAAGCGGCACAAGATATTCTGCACAGAACAGGCCATGATAAGCCTAAAGAACTAAATGTTAAACAAACCGTATCAGACCTTTCTGATGCAGAACTCGATGAACAACTATCAGAGCTGATTGAATCATCCCAAAATGTCCAAAAACTTAAAGAAGGCTGAAAAAGAGAAGTTACTACTCTTAGTTCAGGAGAGAGAGCAAAGGCGTTTATTTAACCAGATAAATGCTTGGGAACCTTATGGGTGGCAAGAGCTTTTAGCTAATGCTACTTTAGAGGCCAATCAGTGTTTGGCTATGGCGGGTAACAGGGTAGGTAAGACTTACACTGGAGCTAGGATTACCGCTTGCCACCTAACAGGTAGATACCCTGAGTGGTGGACAGGTCATAGATTTAAGAAGCCTATTACTGCGTGGGCTGCTGGTGCTAGTACAGTTACCACAAGAGACATACTACAGCGTGAGCTATTGGGCGATCCTGTAAACATTGACTTGCGTGGATCTGGGTCTATACCTAGAGACTGTATTGTAGATGTAGTGCGTAAGCCACAGATACCAAATGCAGTTGAAAGTATTGTAGTTAAGTTTCACGATGAGAAAGGTAATCACATCGGTGAATCAGTAGTCTCGTTTAAGTCATACGAGATGGGTGAAGAGAAGTTCATGGGCTCTTCTCTTGACTGGGTTTGGCTAGATGAGCAGCCAGCACAGAACATATATACACAGTGTTTGACTCGAACGCTGGATAAAAAGGGTTTCGTTATGATGACGTTTACCCCAGAGAGCGGAATGACTCCAGTTATCCAGCAGTTCATGAAGGAAAGAAAGAAAGGCCAGTTTCTTATCCAAGCAGGTTGGGATGAAGCCCCTCACTTAGATGAGGATGCAAAAGAGCAGATACTAGCTCAGTACCTTCCTAACGAACGAGAGATGAGAACAAAAGGCCAGCCAGTATTCGGTAGAGGTATGGTGTTCCCATACTCACTAGAAAGATTGGTTGTAGAAGATTTTGAGATACCATCTCACTGGCTGAGAATATCAGCTATAGATTTTGGGTTTGATCACCCTACAGCTATTGTTTGGGGTGCAATAAACCCAGAGAATGGCTGCTTTTATGTTACAGACGAGTATAGAGAATCTCGTCAAACAGCAACACAGCACGCTATAGCGATTAGACAAAGAACTTGTCAGCCACCTATAGCTTGGCCTCACGATGGTAATAGATCGTTTGATGGCGGTGATTCTATGGCAGAGCAGTATCGTCAGGAAGGAGTAAACTTCTTACCTGAACACTTTACTAATCCGCCAGATATATCTCAGACAAAAGGGGATATAAAGATTTCGGCAGGTATTACTGCAATGTCGAAAGCGATGGAGAAAGGTTTATTTAAAGTATTTCAGAGTTGCCATTTTTGGCAGCAAGAATACGGAATGTATCACTTTGGCGAGAATGGTAAGATAGTAGATAAGGCAGACGATTTAATGTCAGCTACAAGATACGCATTCCAAAGCCAAAGGTTTGCTATACCAACAAAAGATAAAAGCAAAAGACAGCGACCTTGGGAAACTAAGGAATCAAGTAATTACAACTGGGTCACATAATGATCAACAACAAAGAACTTTTGACTACAATTAATTCTTATGAAGATAATATCTCTGATCACATGGATAGCGATGCAGCCCAGACGCGTGCTGACTTGCTTGATTATTATCTTGGTGAGTCATACGGAAATGAGCGCGATGGCTACTCAAGTGTTGTTACGCGAGAAGTCTATCAAACCGTTGAGAATATTAAGGCAGATATAGCTGAGTTATTTGTAGCGGATGATGAAACTGTAAGATTTGAACCTGAAGGAGTTAATGATGTCGATGCAGCGCAGCAAGCAACTGATTGGATACGCTATGTTTTTTACCGTCAAAACGATGGCTTTAGCAATATTATGGATAGCCTTATTGATGGCTTATTGCAGCGTCAAGGTGTCATTAAGCGTTGGCGAGCGATGGAAGACTCAACCTCAGTCCATGACTTTACAGACATTTCTCAAGAAGCATACGCTTTACTTGAAGCTGACCCAGAAGTTGAAATAACAGAATTTGAAGAGTTAATGGATGATGTTACGGAGATGATTACCTTCTCAGGTAAGATGCTCCACACAGTAACTAAAAGCTCTACTCGCGTAGAGGTAGTGCCGCCCGAAGAGTTTGGCATTGATCGAAATGCAACAACAATAAAAGAAGCCCGATACGTTCGACAGCGAAGCCAGAAGTCTAAAAGCGATTTGCTAGAGATGGGCTTTAAAGAAAGTAAGATTGACAAAGCGTCAACCTCTTCTGGTTACAATGAATACGATTCACCTGAGCGTATTGCTCGTAACTTTGATACAGACGATTACGATGGTGATGAGAATCAAATTGCAAACACTTACGACTTGCATGAAGTTTACATCCGAGTTGATCGAGATGAAGATGGTTTTGACGAGCTTATAAAGGTTTGCAAAATAGGCAATACAGTATTAGATGTTGAAGAAGTGGATGAGATTCCTTTTGAGATTTGGACTCCTATCCGTATGCCTCACAAACTTACTGGTCTTTGCCCTGCGGATGCCGCTGCACCGATCCAGAAGATGAAGAGTACGCTTTGGCGTAACCAGCTAGACAATCAGTACAACTTAAATAACGGTCGCCCTGTGGTTGTTGAGGGCCAAGTAGACCTAGACTCAGTGATGAGCAGTAAGCCTGGTGCTCCGTACCTTGTTAAGCATCCTAGTGCTATTTCATTTCCAGGACAGCCATCGTTTGGCGCTCATACCAATAACATGATGGGTATGGCTGATCAGATGCTAGAGAAGGATGTAGGCTCTACAGATAACTCTATTAGCCCTGATATTCTTAATGGTAATACCGCTGCGGGTGCAGTTAGTCAGGTTCTATCTAAGCGTCAGGCTCGTATTCGCTTGATTGCTCGCGAGTACGGTGAATTCTTGCGTAAAGTCTTTATGGGTATTTATGAATTAGAGATTGCTCACGCAGAAGACAAGGCTGTATTCAGGTTAAACGATAAATTTGTGGAAGTAGATCCTCGCACTTGGAATGCTCGTAAAGATGTCACAGTTCTAGTTGGTCTAGGCAATGGCTCTAAAACTGAGCAGTTATTCCATATGCAACAGACTATGCAAGCTCAGCAAACAATGGTATCTGCTGGCGGCTTAGGCATTACAGTAATGCCATACCAGATAGTACAGTTGCAAGAGGATATGGTCAGATTGTATGATAAGGCCGCATACGGTCGCTACTTTACTGATCCTGGTAAAGACTTTACTGGTCAGCAAGAAGGGCCAAGCGCAGAGCAGCAAGCAATGCAGGCTCAACAGCAGGCAGTTATGGCTCAGATTGAGATCGAGAAAGAGAAGATTGCTATTGATCGAGCAGAGCTAGAGCTTAAAGAGCAAGAGTTTATGCTTGAAGTTAAGAAGCATGAAGATGAGAACGAGTTTAAAGTAGCTGAACTTAACTTGGAGGCACGCAGTGAGAGAGCAGTCAAGATTGGTTAGCAGCCTAGAAAGTGAGAAGGCTGATATAGAAACAAGGCTTAAAGTGGCAAACGCAGCCCATAGGCTTATAGGAGATGAAGCAATACAGTTTATTTTTCAAGAAATGGAAGATAATTTGTACAGGGCTTTTTCTAGCGTACCAACACCTGAACAGGGTGAAGGGATCTGGAGAGAGGTTAAAGTAGTTAAGGCTTTGAAAGAGAACTTGGAGTGGTATGCAAACCAAAGAGAAACCCTCGCCAAAAAAGGACGAGGAAGATAAAGAATATTTTATCGTGTCTAGTGATTTAATGAACTGGATGCGTGGTGTAGCTTTTACGAAGCTTACGATGCAGGATGTTGACGGTTTAACAGATGAGCTGTTTAACACGCCAACTATGCAGCAGTATCTTGAGTTAAAAGAAACACAAAAACCAAAAATCATAACTTAACAATAAGGACAACTGGAAACAGATCCTTGAGGAAATAACAATGTCAGACAATGAGAACAACTCTTCGGAACTCTC